TTGGCATATTATTGAACCTGAGACTAAGCTGGAATTGAACTGGCACTTAGACACTTTGTGCGCATACCTGGAATCCACGGTATTAGATCCTTCAAGACGAATTAATCCGAATAAGCTATTTAATAACCGGTTAATTATTAATGTACCTCCTGGTTCACTTAAATCTATCCTGGTTTCGGTGATGTATCCTGCTTGGCTATGGATTAAGAATCCGCAGAAAAGGGTTTTAGGGGTTTCGAACTCTCAGGACTTGGCAATTCGCGATTCGCGAAGAACGAAACAAATTGTTACGGATGATTGGTATACGCATCAGTGGCCGCTAGAGTTGAAAGCTGATCAATCCGCTAAGACTAACTATGAAACGTCTCGGGGTGGTTTTAGAGTCTCACTTGGTATTACATCTAATATTACGGGTAAACGTGGTGATGTTATTTTAATCGATGACCCGCATGACGCATCGTCGGTACAGTCCGACCTTCAGCGACAGTCAGTCTTAGACATCTACGATACGAAGTTATCCACCCGTGTTAACTCACAGCAGTTCTCTGTGATAATTCTCATTATGCAGCGATTACATCACTTAGACTTAACCGGTCACTTGTTGCAAAAGGTACGAACTAACTGGGTGCATGTATGTATGCCGATGCATTATGACTCATCTTTTACATATGATATAGCTAAGGATATTGGCCCGACATACCAGAAGTTCCAAGATCCCCGGGAAAATGATGAACTGTTATTTCCTGCGATCTTTCCTGAGGACACTGTCATACGGTTAGAGGAGGATCTGGGATCTTATGCCTCAGCTGGACAATTGGAACAGCGGCCTTCCCCTAAGGGCGCGGGAATTCTGCGACAACCATGGTTTAGGATATTAGATTCAACTGCTCCGTTGCCGGTATGTGAACATATATTTATATCCTGTGATACTGCGTACTCAGAAAAGGACATGTTAAATAATTCATTTTCTGCGTTTACTACATGGGGCGTGTTTTGGAACCAAGCACAAGAGCGGGATTGTGTCCTGTTACTAGATGTATGGTTTGATCGGGTTGATTATCCTGACCTCCGCCGGCGTGCAAAGGAAATGGATAAAGAAAAGGATCCGGATGTCTGGCTCATAGAGAAAAAGGCATCGGGATTAAGTTTAGTCCAAGATCTACGTAGGGCTGGGCTGTTAGTACGTACTTACACACCTACAACGGATAAAGTATCTAGGGCGTATGCTATTCAGGCAATGTTAGAAAGCGGACAAGTCTGGATACCTGACCGTAAGTGGGCGCATCAGTTTGCATATTTGATGGGTACGTTTCCTACAGGTGTTCCGGAGTCTAATGACTTGGCCGATACGTTTACTCAGGCTATGTTGTATATCAGGAATGGATTCTATGTATCGCATCCAGATGATGAAGATCATGATGTCCCAGAAATACAACGAGTTTCTGCGTATGGTAACCATATAGCGAACGATGATAAGCCTAAAGGCTTAGTGCATGACGACGATGACTCGTTCGTGGACTAAGTCCATGGACTAAGACTTGTACTAAGTGTATACTCTCAGAGTATATGACTAAGCTATTAAACTAAGACTAAGTAACCCAGGAAACTAATATGGCAACTATACCTCTAGACCCGTACAACGAAAACCAAGGACCTATAGGCCCAGTTGATATGATGGAACTTCCAGCTAACTCAGGTTTAATAGACCCTGAGGCTCAGATACCTGCAGAACAAATAGCTAATACTATAGTTGAACAGCCAAGTATGGCAGACATGGAAGCACTCGAAGCTATGAATCTCGAGGATCCTGAGTTATTAACTCCTGAAGAGTTAGAGTCTATAGGTGCAAAACCAAGACTAGATGAGCCCGGTACTGATCTCATCGATCCTAATGCTCCAGTCATTGATCCTAATCACTACGAGAACTTAGCTAAGGATATGGAGGATAATGACCTCGATACTATAGCTAATGATTTAATCGAGTTAGTCGAAGCTGATGAAAACTCTAGAAGTGATTGGTATGATCGAGTACAAAAGGGTATACGTAATTTAGGTGTTAGTAATAAGACATACGGGGGTGCTGACTTTGAAGGCGCTTCGACTGTAGTTCACCCAGTGTTAATGGAAGCGTGTACACAGTTCCAAGCTAGAGCAATACAGGAAATGTGGCCATCGGCAGGACCGGTTCATACTCAAGTCTTAGGTGAACAAACTCCTGAGAAGCAGGATCAAGCTGAACGCGTCCAGAACTATATGAACTATTTATATACAGTTCAGATGACCGAAGCATTTAACCAAGAAGATAATATGCTTCTTAGACTTCCCATTTCTGGCTCTACGTTTAAGAAGATGTATTATGATCCACTCAAGAAGCGTCTCGCTTCTATATTCGTAGAACCTGCAGACTTCCTCATTAGTTATCAAACTACGGACTTAATGTCTAGCCCAAGATTTACACATAGAATCCGTGAATACCAGAATGATGTCCGGAAGAAAGAAGCTACAGGATTTTATATCAAGTCTAAGAAAGGTAGCGTATCTAAGGATACTCTGCACACAGAGGATACAGATAAACCGGTAATTATCGGCGATCAACTCCATCGAGTATTGATGATAACGAAGATCGTGCAACGATGTATGAAGTGTACGTCGACTATAACGTAGAGTCTAAAGATGATAAGGAAGCAATCCTAAAACCGTATATTATCACTGTAGACCGTGATCTACAGAAGATTAAACGAATTCAACGCAATTGGAAACCAGATGATGAGCTCGAAACTAAAAGGATGTACTTTACTCATTATAAGTTTACTCCTGGACTCGGTTTCTATGGCTATGGTTTTCTGCATCTTATTGGGGATATGGCCAGTACTGCAACAGGCGCTCTAAGATCGCTCTTGGACTCTGCTGCGTTTTCTAATCTACAAGGTGGTTTTAGAACTAGACACTCAAAGATTAAATCTAACTCTAAGCCTATATCTCCTGGAGAATGGCGAGAGACTGACGCTACGGCTGAAGAGCTACGCCATGCGTTTTTTCATATACCATATAAGGAACCAAGCCAAACACTGTTTAATCTACTTGGATATGTAGATGAAAAGGCGCGTCATTTAGCTGGTATAACTGAGACTACGACCGGTGAAGCGTCTCCCAAGGATGCACCAGTCGGTACGACGGCTATGTTGCTTGAGCAAGGCACTAAAGTGTTTACTGCGATACATAAACGTGTTCATGAAGCGCATAAGCAAGAATTTAAAATTATGGCAGAACTCATAGAAGAGTATATGCCGGATGAAGGGTATCCTTATTTATTGGGCACGCAAGAAGGTACATTAATGCCTTCGGACTTCGATGAGAAGATAGATGTTGTTCCGGTATCCGATCCAAACATTAGCTCTAATGCTCAACGCGTGGCTAAAGCCCAAAGTATCCTTGAGTTGCAGCAGACGTATCCTCAGATTATTAACGAGCGTGAAGCCGTTAAGCGGATGCTCGAAGCTATACAAGTACAGAACATCGATGCCCTTATAGGTAATGATGAGCAACAAGCGCAGAAAGATGAAGAAGCTGCGGCTAAACAGGAAGAAGCTGAGCAATTAGAAAAACAACGCATTATTATTGAAACTGAAAAGCTAGAAGCAGAGGTTGATAAGACTCAGTCAGAGACGGTACGTAATAATCTTGAAGCTATGCAGTCTGGATTTGAAGCCGCAGCTCTTGCCGCATCTAGTACGGAACTAGTGCCTATGGTCGACGCGCTTATGGCTAGCTCAGGGTTCGAAGATGCTAATGGAGAGGGTGTGATACCTCAGAATTTAATTCCACAGCAACCTACGCCACTAGACCCTGGGTTACCAGGACCTGATGATAGGATGATATTACCGGAAGCAGATGATCAAGCTATACAAGAGTTAACTGGACAAGCAGAAGGCCAAATGCTTCCACCTGAAGGTGGAGAGGGCGGACCAACTCTTGGAGACTTAGCTCAGTATGATAATGAAGAACCTGAGGAAATAATGTAATGAATACAGGTGTAACCGAAGAATACTTAGCTTCTATTAAAGACGAGTATAGAATGTACGAAGCAGATATCATGCAAGGTAAGTGTACATCCTATGATCAATATAAGTATAAGATTGGGTATGTACAAGGATTGCAGAAAGCTGAGCAATTGCTCCACGAAACTATAGAGCAGATGTTAGTTGCTCAAGATTTGGATTAACACTTAACACTTGACACTTAGTTAAGTTAGATTTACTATTACCCGTGCAATAGGCTTAGCGGCTGAACCAAAGGATCACCTATCCTTTCTTGCACACCAAACTTCGGTTTGGTTAATAGGTCTTTCCTGCGGAGGATTGTGATGAGAAGTCTTAGACTTAGTAGTAGCCTACAAATTATTACGTTCCTCCGTTAAGATTAAAACTTAGAGCGGAGTTCATACGTAAATGAATCAAACTATTTCTTTCGACGGTGAAACAATACCAGATAATGAATTGCCACGTCCAACAGGATGGCAAGTATTACTGGCGCCGGTTACTATTACAGAAAAATCTTCAGGTGGCATTATTATCCAAGCCGATACTAGAAAAGCCCAGGAATCTGTGCGCTTTATTTCTAAAGTATTAGCTGTAGGCCCTTTGGCTTATACCGGGGATAAATTCAAAGAACACCCAGACCAAACAAATATAGAACCCTGGTGTAAAGTCGGAGACGTCATATCGACTGGTCAATATGCTGGATCCCAAATTCCATGTACTTATAATAATGAATCGTTCTATCTACGGCTTGTAGCTGATGACGAGATTAAAACCGTTATTGTAAATACAACAATTCTTGATATCTAGTGTCAGTATTAATACTGACACCGATACTGATATTAATACTAATACTTAAAGGATATAAACTATGTCGATAAAATCAGGGGAGCAAGTACTCCCAACTGAAGGATTTGAAGATTTTGCAGATGATACTGCGGAAGAAGAGCAAGAATATGATGATCAAGTTAATGCTCCGCAAGAACTAAATAACGACGATACTATTGCTTTGGATTCTGATGAAGATGAAGATGAAGATGAAGATGGTAGTAATGAAGATACTACCGATGAAGATGAAAGTACTAACGAAGCTGAAGCTGAGGATGAAAATACTGATGACGAAGCGAACGAAGATGCGGATGACGAAGCTAGTGAAAACGCTGAAGATACTACCGAAGACGAAGAATCCGATTCAGAAGCTGGTGATACTACGGCAGATGAAGATACTACCGTAGAACCTGAAACTGATCCTAGAGCGGAAGATGAACCCGAGTACACTAAGAAAGAAAAGTTTGAACGATATTCCCGTAGTGTCCAAAAGCGTATTAACAAAGAAGTTAAACAACGTGAGCAATTACGTGTAGAGAACGATGAACTTCGTCAGCGCCTGGATAGTATCGAAGGTAAGATGACTAAAGAAGCTGAAGATTCTGAAGCTGCAGTCTTGGCTAATAGACTTCGTAATGCTACATCTATCAAGCAAAAATTGTTAGAAGACGGTGAGTATGAACAGGTAGCTCAAGTTGATAACGATATTATCCAAATGAAAATCCAACAGGGTAAACTGGAAGAACGTGTTCAACAGCAATCATACCAAGAACCTGTACAACCAGAACAAGATTCTGAATCTCAAGGTGAAGTTCCTGAAGTTCCAAGTTTACAAACGGAATGGATAAAAGGCAATGAACGTTGGGGTAAAGATAAGCCATACACGGATTATGTAAATAGTACGTACGATGCTTTACTGGAAGAAGGGTATGACCCAGAAACTGAAAGTATGTATGAGGAGTTAAGTAAACGTACTGGAACTAAGGTTACTACAGCTAAAGCTCCGGTAACACCTAAAGCTAAAGCTAAAGTTGAACCTACGCCTCCTAAAGCTAAAGTTGAACCTACTCCAGCTAAGCCCAGACCACAAAGTGCACCGCCACCTAATACTGGCCAGGCGCAGGTTAAGCCTAATAAAAAAGGACTTACAGAAGCGGACAAAATTAACATGACTAACTGGGGACTGGATCCTAAAGATGTGGAAGCCCGTAAAGAATGGTTAGCTAATAAAAGGAAGCAAAAAGCATGAGCGAGAATATAGTGAGAGAAGAAGGAACGTCTTCTGCGAATAAACCGGTTAAGACTCAGATTATAAACGACGTGTTAGTAATCGATGATCCGAAAGCTGTGCTTAAGCCTGAACCTAAGTCTAAGGTTAAGTCTAAGGTTAAAGCTAAACCTGAATCTTTAGAACCTCAGCCTAAGACTATGGGTAATACGGATCAAAACGGCTGTCGTAAAAACGTCAAAGACGTCGTTATGTTCGGTGATGATTTGTTTAAACTTTTATCTAAGGCTTCGTCTGAATCTGAAGGCTGGATGAAATCTACTAAAGCCATGGATACTGGTAAAGGCTGCGTCGTACAAGTTACTACTCAGCAACGTAATCTTGATGGAAGTTACGCAGTAGCTGAAGCTCTAACGTTTGTACCCGGGGTTAAAATCCTGGATCAAATATATAAAGGCCAATTAACTGGCCGTAAACTTGTAGGAGTAAGATAATGACCGAAGATCAAATCGAGCAGGAAATAGTTGAAAAAGATTTAACTGCTCCACGTATTACACCACAGATGATTGATGATAACATTACAGGGGAAGAATACTATGTGTTTGATGGTACCACTGTTACTATTTGTCTACTCACTCTGCGTAACGGTTATACTTGTACTGGCGAATCAGCATGTGCAAGCATTGAAAATTTTGATGAAGAACTCGGACGAAAGATAGCCAAAGATAATGCCAGGAATAAAATCTGGCCGTTAATGGGATATGCACTTAAGTTGGACGGTGTAGCATGAGTACTAGCAATGCTGAGTATCAAGGTGAAGTAAGCAATGTAGCTGAAGTACTAGCTACGGCTAAAATTACGAGTGGAGTATCAGCCAGCGCTATACGCATTCATGACTACAAGCAATACCGTAAAACCGGGTTACAGTTAATGCGTAAGTATGAACCTGGTGAAGACATGTCGGAGATTAGCGTAGCTAATACAGATACTCCTGAACAAGGCGGAATG